CCAAGATCCAAGATGCGTAAGACAGTTTTTTATGACGATTGGAAGCATCTCGGTATTGAACTTGACCTTGCACCAGCTGTGATGAAGGGCTGGGAACCGGATCAACGCAACCTGAAGAAACTCGTGACGAACAACATCAAGGCTAATGAGATAATTCTTGATGCCTGTGCTGATGCGCTAGTTCGTCATTGGGAGCCTGCGCTCCCCATGGCTCGAGAGGAAATTGCTATTTACGACATTAAAACAGCCTTGAATGGTATACCTGGTTTGCGCTTTGTTGATCGCATGAACTTTTCATCTAGTGCTGGTTTTCCATATTGTCGTTCGAAGAAGGAATTCATAGTTGCGCGACCGACTGAAGATGATCCACATAATGTTGAAGCAACGAATGAAATTTTGCAAGAAGTTGAAACCATTTTAGAATCATATAAGCAAAATTTCATGAGCCATCCCGTGTTCCAATATGCGAAGAAGGACGAGATGCGCCCAAGCAAAAAAGTTTTTGATAAAAACACGCGAGGCATTTATGGAGGCCCATTTGCATTCACCATTGTGATGCGACAATTGACGTTATCAATGACACGTATAATGCAGTTGAACCCAGATATTTTTAATTTATGTGTCGGGATGGAAGCTCAGACCGCACAGTGGGACGAACTGCTCATGCGTCTCAAGCGCAGAGGATACTCCAAATGGATTGCAATTGATTTCACTGGATTTGACACATCATACTTGACTAAGGTGATGAAGACAGCTTTCAGAGCTGTTAGAACTTTCATGAGTCAAGCGGGAGCGACAGAACAACACTTGAATTACTTCGAATGTATGTCGTATGATGTCACGTATTACATGGTCAATTTCATGGGTACGTTGATGCAGATGTGCGGAAAGAACCCTTCGGGGCATGCTTGGACGGTGATCATCAACAGTATTGTGAATGAGATTTACATGATGTACGCGTTTGTCATTTTGCATCCTGATTTTGTTGAAGGTGCTGGTTATGAAAATTACTACAATATTGCTATCCAGTTCCATGACAAGGTGGTTTTGGCGACATATGGTGATGACAACTTCCAGAGTGTAAGTGATGATGTCCCTTGGTATAATCACACTGCAATCCGTGATGCCATGAAAGTTTTTGGTGTTACTGTTACAATGGCCGATAAAACAGCAGAATCGAGACCATACATCAGTGAGGATGAGGTCACTTTCTTGAAGCGAAGATTCTCTTTCGAACCCGAGTTTGGAAAGCATGTTGCACCACTCGAACCTGAATCAATTTACAAATCACTTTGCTGGAATAGAGAATCGGATATTGACACGCCAGAAGAGGTTTTGGCATCTTGTGTTATGTCTGCAACGTATGAATGGGCGTGGCATGGACGCGAGCGTTACGATGCTGAAATGAAGGTGCTTCATGGTTTGTGTGATAAACATGGCATCAAATATACTCGTTTCCCATTTGATTACTTCGTTGAACAATTCAAGCTGAATTCAGAGGCTTTTTACGAAGATATGCGGAAACGAGGGAAAAGAGTAGGTGCCCTCCAGGGTGCTGATTGTGAGTGGGACGAGTTTGCTGTACAATGGTGTGCACCGCAGGCTCAGGACATGTCCTTGCTCCATGCATTTTATTTGAGAGTGTTCGTGAATAGTCTCTCAATGATGCAAATCGTGTATGTCCTATATCGTTACACGTTCCGGTGGATGCGTGACACAATGACGCGTATTGCAATTTTCAGTATTATTTTCAATGTTTTCATACGGATTTTACCATTTATTTGCTATTTTCTAGATCCGATGATTGCAATCGCATTGTGGCGTTCGCTATCGTCACGGAACCTTCACCGGTTCTAAACCAAAGGCGGCCTCGCCCAGCGATCTTTCATCACATCCCTCGCGTGATGATTGCCTGGGCGAGTTAGGGGCTCCCTATTTAGGGAGAGCGGAGAACCTACCGCAGAGGGGTGACCCACCCGGGTCGAGGCGACTTAAATAAGTGTATAGTCGTGGGTAAAAATCACTTGCTAACAACACAGAAAGTGCAGGGACGGATACTGCTGCCGAAACAAAACGTATCCACATGTCAACAGATCATGACTTCTTAACCTCACAAACAGTTACTTTCGCTGATGCGAATGCAGGAGAAGCTATTGATTTCGGGAGACCACCAACGGACGTCATCGTAGATCAGACGATGGCAGATCTTGGTGGTTTCTTGGAGCGCCCGACGCTCATTAAGACGATCACGTGGACAGAGTCTGCTTTTGCGGATCAGACTTTTGACCCTTGGACGTTATTCCTCAGTAATGCATATATAAAGAACAAACTTCAGAATTTTGCATATCTGAGAGGGAATTTGAAGATAAAGGTAGTTATGAATGCTGCACCATTTTATTATGGGGCACTATTATTTTCGTACCTTCCGCTACAAAACCAGGCCATTTCACTTGGAGTAACATCAAAGAGATTAATTCCATTATCGCAGCGGCCACATATGTGGGTCTTCCCTCAGACTGGAACTGCTGGCGAAATGAAGTTGCCCTTTATTTGGCAAGCTAATTATATTGATTTGACTTCAGCTGCCATTGTTGCACAACTTGGACAATTTACTGTTACACAATATTCCATTTTGCGTAGTGCGAATGGGGCAACATCCAATGGTG